ATGCAAAGATACGAAATTTTGGGCAGGTTGCATTCCAAAATTCGCGAAATGAATATCAGAGAGCTTCTACAAGACCTTACAATACAGCTACGTGGTCACAATGCGTTAATTCAGATACAGATAGACGGACAATACATAGTCAAGAGAATAGGTGATATAAACCAGCTTGTGGATAACCCTACTATGGTATCTTGTGCTGGCAGCAGTTCTTTTCTGGACTGGATGGATAGTGAAATAGGCAAGGAAACGTTTACTTCAGGAACGATAGCCAATCACAAGGCTACATTAGCAGTTTTGAGAAAATTCAAATCAGACATGACCTTTGTTGACATCGATTACAAGTATATATGTGATTTCGACAATTTCCTCAAAGGTGAGGGCTATGCCATCAACACCATCGCCAAATTCATGAAGATATTTCGGCGATTTGTCAATTTGGCCATTGATGAGGAAATGATGACCTCGTACCCATTCCGGAAATATCATATCAAGACGGAAAACGTACAGAAGCAATCTCTGACAGAGCGTGAGCTGCATAGGATTGAGAACAAGGTCGTTGACAAAGAAATGACCGAGGAGGAGAGTAAGGTTATCAAGGGCTTTCTTTTCAGTGCTTATTCTGGGCTTCGCTTCTCTGATGTCCTCCAAATCACCAAGCAGCACATTAAGACCATATACAGGAACAAATGGGTAGTCATGCGTATGCAGAAAACTGACCACGAGGTAAGGATTCCAATCTCCAAAATGTTCAATGGGAAAGCAGTGTCAGTTATTCAGGAAAGCAAGACGACAACCGGTAAGTTGTTTCATTTGCCTTGCAATGCACGCTGTAACCTGATATTGCATCGTGTACTCAAGCGCTTTGGCATACACCGGCACATCACATTTCACTGTGCCCGACATACGTGTGCTACTATTCTGCTCAGCAAGGGTGTAAGCCTTTCTGTTATCCAGCATATACTTGGACACCAAAGCATCAAGACCACACAGGTATATACACAAGAACCACAAAGCGTTAATAAATGCCAAAGCCAAAGTAATGGTTATCTTTCTGATATCTGCAAGAGCCAAAGAAATATGCTTGTCCACGGTTCGTTTGCTGATATTCAGTTTGTCAGCAATTTCTTGGTGGCTCATATTTTCATATCTACTCATCTCGAAGATGCGCCTGCGCTGCCCCGGCATTTGGTCAATAGCTTCTCGAATACAGGCTTCCAATCGGCTTGTAAATTCCGGAGTATCAAGCTCAGGTACATCGGCTATTTCTGTATGCTGATTGTTAAGCCTCTCTATAATAATATGGTGTCTGATGCTGCGCAAAGCTGCGTTTCGCGCTGTGATATAGAAATAGTTATCCAGGTTTTGGATATTCCCCATACTTTGTCTCTTCTGCCATAGGTGTGTAAAAATATCCTGCGCTACGTCTTTGGCTTCGTCTTCGTCTCCTATAAACATAGTTACGAAGCGCAGCACCTTTCCATGGTATTTTAGGAAAAGTTTTTCAAACGCCTGCATACTATTATTGCTCAATTCTTGCAGTAGCGTTTCATCGCCCGTTTCGTATAGGCTCTTCACTTTATGCAAATAAAGAAGTGAAGCAAAAGTACTAAAAATGTTTGAAAGGTTATAAGAAATTCAGGAAAAATATATTGTGCTCCACATTTTTTAACGGCTTAACCTTTGTTTAATTATCAAATTTCTTATTCATTCACTCGCCATTGCAAAGATAGGTAATATATTCTTATCGCGCAAGCAAAAGCCATGAAAAACACTAGGGCACGTCTTGCGGAAAGGGGTTTGTGACTCCGACAAGCGTACACCCAAGTTATGCTACTGGCTCATAAGCTCGACAAGACAGCAGGCACTTCAAACTCTGATACAGTCTGTGATATTGTAGAAATGGACTAAGTAGCGTATGTTGTTTCTTTGTTTCTCCACTAATGAGATGGGACTCAGGCAGATGTATTCCTATTGATGGTACGTCATGGGTGCTCTCAAATACATAAATGCTTTCGGAAATCTTTTCATCCTTACGTTGATGGCCGCGGCCTTCCTGTCGGCCTGGGCAAGCGTGGTTTATACGCCAAAGGCCACCAAATTGCAGCGCATCGTGAACCTGCTGATGCTGTCGTTGGTTGTTTCGTTCGTACTCATGGTGTGCTTTCTCAAGTTCAGTTTTGTAGATGTGCTGTTCATCTTGCCCTACTTTGTTTCGATATGGCTTTGCCTCAGCGTGCCGCCCGCTATCCTCACGGCCTTCATTCTGAAAGCACCAGCCGAAAAGGAGGATGAAGACAACAGGAGCGAATGAGGCCGCAGCAACGAAAAAACGGGCATCCGCGTGATTGCGGATGCCCGTTCTGAGTTTGGTGACGGTGATGTTTTACTCGTACCGGATGGCCTCTATCGGGTCCAACTGTGCGGCTTTCTTGGCCGGATACCAACCGAAGAACACGCCCGTAAACGTGCACACGGCAAAACTCATGATGATACTCCACAGCTCGATGTAGATGGGCCAGTGGGCAAAAGCCTTGACCGCATAGCTTGCCCCCACGCCCAACAGCACGCCGATAACGCCGCCCGTGACGCTTAGCAGGATGGCCTCGATGAGGAACTGGTTGAGAATGTCGATGCCGCGGGCACCTACACTCATGCGCAGACCTATCTCGCGGGTACGCTCGGTAACGGAAACGTACATGATGTTCATGATGCCGATGCCGCCCACAACGAGCGAGATGCCGGCTACGCAGCCCAGCAGAATGGTGAGCATGTTGGTGGTTGAGTTCATCATCGACGAGAGTTCCTCCTGCGAACGGATGTTGAAGTCGTCGGCATCGGCCTCCGTCTGGTCCGTTGCTTCCTTAAGTTTGTGGTTGCGACGCAGCAGGGTGGTAATCTCGGCCGTGGCCTTCTCCGTTACTCCTTCGGTAATGGCAGAGCAGTTGATGCCGCTCAGATAGGTCTGGGCGAGGATGCGCTTCATGACCGTTGTGTAGGGGGCAAGCACCAGGTTGTCCTGGTCCATGCCCATGGAGTTGTATCCTTTCTTCTTGAGTACGCCCACCACGCGGAACGGAATGGAGCCGAAGCGCACCACCTTGCCTACAGGGTCGGCGCCATCGGGGAAGAGGTAGCCCACTACTGTTTGCCCGAGCACACACACCTTGGCACTGGCCTTGATGTCGGCATCGGTAAACATCTCGCCGTCATCAACGCTCAGCTGGCGTATTTCGAGGTAGTCGCGGTTCACGCCGTAGATGGTCGACTGGGTATTGTTGTTGCCGTAAATCCACTGTCCGCTGCTGTTTACAGTCGGCGATACGGCCTTCACGTAGCTGCACTCGGTGCTGATGGCCTCGTAGTCGGCTATCCGGAGGGTCTGCATGGCCGAGGGGTCCTGCCTCACTCCGCCCCTCATGTCGGCTCCGGGACTTATCATAATCATGTTGGAGCCCATCTCCGAGATGTTGGCCTGTATGCTGCGCTTGGAGCCCTGGCCAATGGCCAGCATCGTGATGACCGATGCCACGCCTATAATGATGCCCAAGGCAGTGAGAAAGGAGCGCATCTTGTTGGAGAAGATGGCCCGCAGCGCTATTTTAAATAAATTGGAATAGTTCATTGTTTCAGTGCTTGTTGCTAAAACGGTGCATGCCTACTCGTCGCTGTTAGGCGGCAAGGCAGCCAGTCCCTGGGCAGCACTCTGGATGTTGCCGTTATAGGTATCGCTGATTACCCGGCCGTCGCGCAGCTGGATATTGCGGCTGGAATAGTTGGCGATGTCGGGGTTGTGGGTCACGAAAATGATGGTGCGACCCTCGGCATAGAGCTTCTGGAAGAGCACGAGTATCTCAAACGAGGTACGCGTATCGAGGTTTCCGGTGGCTTCATCGGCCAGAATGACGGCCGGATTGTTTACCAGAGCGCGGGCAATGGCCACACGCTGCATCTGTCCTCCCGACATCTGATTTGACTTGTGGTAAAGTCGGTCGCCCAGTCCTACGGCTTTCAGTGCCTCTATCGAGCGGTCGAAGCGCTCCCTGGCCGAAACTTCTGCGTTGTACATCAGCGGCAGTTCCACGTTCTCAACGCTCGTTGTCTTGGGCAGCAGGTTGTAGTTCTGGAAGATGAAGCCTATCTTCCGGTTGCGCAGTACGGCCCGCTGGCTCTTCGACATGGTGCGAACCGAGGTGCCATCCAAGTAATATTCGCCGCTCGAGGGCGTGTCGAGACAGCCCAGCTGGTTAAGCAACGTAGACTTGCCGGAACCCGATTTGCCCATGATGGTAACGAATTCGCCTTCGTAGATTTTAAAGGACACGCCGCGCAACGCGTGCACCGTCTCGTCACCTACAAGGAAGTCGCGCTTCACGTCCTGCAGTTCAATGACTGCTCTCTTATCCTTTTCCATGCCTTACTTTCCTTTGTTCCTGTTGCGGGGGCCGGGTGCAAAGGGACTTCTTTCGCCCTCGGCCGATGCCGTAGGCTCCTCGCTGCTCTTTACATCCACGCCCGTGATGACCTCCTGCCCGGCCTTCAGCCCGCTGAGTACTTGCGTGTGGGTGCCGTCGGTCATGCCTATGTTCACGCGGTGGGCCACCACCGTGTTGCCTTCTACCGTCCACACTTTGTTCTTGGCGCCGTTTATATCCTGGATTTTGCGGTTACCCACGGTCTCTTTTTGCGGCGTATAGCGCAGTGCCTTGCTCGGAATGCTGAGCACGTCGTTGTTCTCCTGCGTGTAAACAGTTACGTTGGCAGTGAGCCCGGGCTTGAGTTTAAGGTCGGCATTGGGTGCGTTGTATGGGGCACAAAACGAAGCGTATAGAAAGACAGAGGGTTGAAAAGTGAGTGAAGTTGTTGGTTTACAAAGAGTTGTGGTTAGTTTGATGGTTGAGGCTCCACAAAACGAAACGTTTACATTGGTTTAATTTTGGTTTACATAGAGGGGCTTTTCGTTTACATGAGGCTGACGGAAGGTTTACACATATAGGGCTGCACGCTTACGCGTGTGGCCTTTTTTGTTGGTATACGTGCAAGTTCTTTATACACGGGCGTTTCTGGCGTGTAGAGGCTTTATATGCGCCCTGATTTGAACGGTGGGAGAATAGCATAGGAACGACCTTCAAATGCGGTTTGAGGGAGGGGTAACAAAAGGGCGAAAAAGGCGATTTTGAGGAGGTGGGGTTACAAGTGGGGTTACAAAGTGGGGTTACATTTTCAGAAAAGTGGGGTTACAAAACTCTTGCCAAGCCCCCCCATGTACATGGGTAGAAACGAGCCAAAAAAAGGGGGATATATGCAAGAAACTGACACTTTGCGAGCAACTTTTAGAGGGCGGTACACCTTATTATATATAGGGATTTAGGGCAGAAAGGGGGCATTTAGGGGGGGGACACCCCACCCGAGGGGTGCGTTTTGTTGTACGGGGGCGCGCTTCGTGGCACGAGGGGCCTTAGACGAGACTGGCGAGACCGAAGATGGTGCAGAGGAATGGATGTCGGGCTTTTGAGGGGGGTTATTCCAAACCGACATATCCGACAACGATGGCAATACCGGTAATTTCTTCCTGAGGTATGTCGAATGGGGGATAATCTTTATTGTCACTAACCGCCGTCAGGCAGTTTTTCTTATTGCTTGGCATGAGTCTTTTTATGAGGAGTCCTTGTTCGCGAGTAGCGATAACGTGTGGCTTATTCCACTGAATGAACCTGGACTCGTAAAGTATAGAGCATCCAATGACTTCTCCCGGATAGTATTTAGGCTGCATAGAATCGCCTGTAACCTCTATGATGAAGTCTACATGCTGCCTTCTCCATTTGGGAATGATATAATAATCTTTAATATCTTTCTTGCTAATTGCGAAGTCGGGCGAACCGAAGCCTGCAGCCACCTGGGTGGAGACAAACGGAATGGGGTCAATGTCCTTAACATCCAAGCCCAATAGCCGCAGAGCCTCGATTTCCTCCTCGCGGGAAGGAGAATGAGGCATCCGGATAGCTTCTGGGGTATTATTGGGGAATACGGGGCCTGAAGGGCGCCCATCAGCGGCAAGATGCCCTGCTGTCTCTGCCACTTTGAGCATCTCACCCCTACCTGTAAGAAGCCATTCTGGAGACAAATCATCATAAACTGATAGGATATTTTCTAATTTATCGGTACCTATTGCCCCTTTATTTCTCAAAGACTTTCCAAAGGAGGCATTGGACATGCCAACACTTCTTTCAAAGGCAGCTACGGTAATGCCTTTATAGTCGATATACGTCTTAATCCTGTCTAATATCATAGTCTATTTCCTATTAAAATGCACTTTGATAGAAAATAATCTCTAAAGCACTTGGTTCGTATTAGAAAATATCCTATCTTTGCAACGTATTCCTTTTGGAAGCGCGGCCAAATATACGAAAAAAGGCCGAGATTAACGAATTTAAAGGATTAAAAATTATGGCAACGAAAAAGTACAGCCACCGCAGTGGCGGCAGAAAAGGCGAAGTGGTAATCAGTATTGATGTAACCCAAAGTCTCAAGCAGATGCTCAGAGAGCGTCAATCAGAGGGAGCATCGTTTCCTCAGAGTGGTCAGACTGCAGATAGACTTGTTGAGCTTGAGCAGCAGCGTAAGAATCTACTTTTCTTAGTATGCCGTATTCTTCAAGCCGCCCCTGGATATAGGCTACGTCCATCAGAACTTGCAGCTGATGTCGTCGGTGACTTATCCTGTCTTTCTCAGGAGTCGGAAGCGTATCTGCGAAGTCGAATGGTGCGAGATTGTCCCTTTCAAACTTCCAAAGGCAATATTTAGCAAGCCAAACCTTACTGTTTTTCTCTTTGTCGTTTTGAAAGATAGTTGGCAAGAGCGACGTGAAATAATTGCGGAAAGCCTCTACTTGGGCTTTGAGCATAATGAGTTCTGTATCCATGTTGTTCTATTTTGAAATTCGGCTATAAAGTTATTAAAAATAAACGAATTAAACTAAGTGAGATTATGAAAAAGTACATTCACATTCAGAAAGCGGATCGCAAATTTCTTGCAGAAGCGTTCGAGGTCACAGAGCGCACGATTTTCAACGCTACACATTTCGAGGATCTGAACGAGGGAACTGACCTTATGAAGAAGATACGCTCGCTTGCGTTGCAACGTGGGGGTATCGTGATGGTGAAGGTTCCGGAGATGGAGACATTGCATGATGCTGACGGTTATATGAGACAGTATCTGGGTGATGTTATGCTGGAGTTCTCGAAGAAAGAGCCCGTGTGCGATGTGTTCAAGCACGGCGAGAAGGTGCGCCATTACGACAACGTGATGACAAGCGATATACAGGGCATTCAGGACTGGGCAGCAAAACTGTAAGGAGGTGTGCGATGGAGTACTACGAAGGCAGACTATGTGTATCCTACCAAGAGCTGGTGAATGGTGGCATCATGAGTGCCGCCAACTACAAGCAGACAGCGGCACGCGGCAAGATGCGTGTGGTGCGTCGCGGTGGTGGCAGTGGCTGTTGTGCTCTTGTCGCTGTAGACAGTCTTCCGAGCAGGTTCAAATCCAAGGTTCGTGAGCTCTATCCCGACGGCGCACAGACCCACCTGCGGCTGTGGGTGATGGAGAACTACGAGACGGACCAGGAGGCCGTGGCGTTCTTCCGCGACAAGGAGAACACGGGGGTGGATCTGCAGCAATATCCCGAGAAGATAAGGGAATATGTGACGAACGCGAGTGTGCTGAACACGTGTATCAAGCTATACAATCGTGCCGCAACGGCGAGGAAGCTGATGGGCGAGAAGTACAACTGGGACGAGATGGCGGACACTATCGAGGCCTTGCGCAAGGAGCTGGGCCACACGCTTCCGACGAGCACGCTGCGTTTTCGGAAGAAGGTGAACGAGTACAGGTGCGAGGGTTACGGCTGCCTTATCAGCGGCAAGTTCGGCAACCAGAACAAGCGTCTGGTGACGAAGGCCGTGGAAGAGGCCGTGCTGAGCCTCTCCTGTCTTGAGAACAAGCCCTACAATACGACCGTGTGGGAGCAGTGGAACATGTTCCTCTGCGGCGAACTTGACATCTTCCACCTCGATACGGGCGAGCTGCTCAACCCCGACGACTTCACGGACAAGAACGGTGAGCCGCTGGTGCTGAGCGAGAGCACCATCAGCAACATCCTGAACCAGCCGGCAAACAAGCTGCGCATCAACCAGCGGTTGCTGATGCCCGTGACGCTGATGCACGAGGAGCTACCGCACATGCACCGCCACAACGGCCGTTACTCACTGAGCCAGATTACGATGGACGACGTGGACCTGAGTCGTAAGCTGAAGGACACGAAGAAGTGGGTACATGCCTACTATGCCTACGATGATGTGAGCGAGTGCGTGCTTGGGGCGAGCTATGCCAGGGAAAAGGACACCCCGCTGGTGGTAGAGTGCTTCAGGGACATGTTCCGGCTCCTTGCCGCCAACGGCTGGGGCACGCCGAAAGGCATTGAGGTGGAGAACCACCTGATGTCGCAGTGGCGCGACACCTATCTGAGCCCGGGCGTGGTATTCGAGTTCGTTCGCTTCTGCGCCCCGCAGAACTCCCAGGAGAAGCGTGCGGAACACTATAACGGCGCGAAGAAGACCAGCATCATCCACAAGAACCATGCCGGCATCGGGCGTCCGTGGGGCAAGGGAAAGCGCAGGGTTGAGCAGAAGAAGGTGAGCGACGCGAGCAACGAGCTTTATGAGGAGAAGAAGTATTACAGCTGGGACGAGCTGGTGGCCGATGACCGGCAGGACAACTGGGAATGGAACCACTCGCTACACAGCGACCAGAAGAAGTGGCCCGGCAAGACCCGCTGGGAGGTGCTCGTGGAGAACGTGAACCCCGACCTGTGGCCACTTGACCGCCGCATGCTGGCACGCTGGATAGGCGTGAGCGTGGAGACGAGCGTGCGCAGGAACTCGACGGTGCGCGTGAACTATGGCGACTGGTGGCTGAGTGGCCCGGAGGTGCTGGAGCGCCTTGCCCCGAACAACTACAAGGTAACGGCGTGCTACCTGCCCAACGAGGAGGGCCAGCCCCAGGATGTATACCTCTACCAGGATGACCGATACATCGACACGGTGGAGAAGGTGGAGACCTACAACCGTGTGATGGCCGAGCAGACAGCCGAGGACAGGGAGAAGTTCGAAAAGCAGCAGAAGAAGGTGAGCCACTTCAACAAGTATCTGAAAGAGCGTGCCATCAGCAAGGTGGGCGTGATGAAGACCACGAAGGCACCAGTGCTGGAAGAACCGAAAGAGCTGGCCGTTACCCCACAAGAGACAAAAGCCCCGACGCTGCCACGGATCAGTGCGTCAAGCCACGCTTTGGCAGATATGTAAGAATAACGATTAAACGCCATTAGAATATGATTAGTGAGACTCAAAAACAGCGGATACTGGAGGCGATAGCCGCCAACCGCAGGAACTATCCGAGCGACGCGAAGCACGCGTCTGCGCTGGGCATATCGGCCAGCGTGTATAACGGCCTAAAGAAAGGCCAGACGGAGAAGACGCTGAGCGACGCCAACTGGGTTAGCATCGCCCGGCGGCTGGACGTGAACCTGCGCGAGACGATTGAGTGGAAAGGCGCACAGACCGAGACCTTCAAGTACATCAGCATTCAGCTGGAGGCATGCCAGGAGCGCAGCCTTAGTGTGATACTGTGCGACCTGCCGAACATCGGCAAGACCTACACGGCACGCTGGTATGTGCATGAGCACAGGAACGCCGTGTATGTGGACTGCTCGCAGGTGAAAACGAAGCGTGCGCTGGTGAGGAAGATAGCCAGGGAGTTCGGCGTGGACGCTGCGGGCAAGTACCAGGACACCTACGAAGACCTGGTGTATTACCTGCGCTCGATGGAACGCCCGCTGGTGGTGCTCGACGAGGCCGGCGACCTGCAGTACGAGGCCTTCCTGGAACTGAAGGCCCTGTGGAACGCCACGGAGATGTGCTGCGGGTGGTACATGATGGGGGCTGACGGCCTGCGCGCCAAGATAGACCGCATGGTGGAGTGCCAGAAGGTGGGCTATGCCGAGATATTCTCGCGCTACGGCGGCAAGTACAGCAAGGTGACACCCGACCAGGCAGAAGACCGCAAGGCATTCCTACTGGAGCAGGCCCGTGTGGTGGCGACGGTGAATGCCCCCGAGGGGATGGACATCGGCCAGATCGTGCGCAAGAGTGGCGGCGGACTGCGACGTGTATATACGGAAATTGAGAAACTGAAGAAAGGAGCTTGATGTGATGACAAAAATAGAAATGGAGGCTATGGAAGCCGTTATCGGCATGCGTAAGGAAATGGCCAAAGCTAATGAGATAGACTGGGAGCAGCGCCGGTATGAGATAGCGAAAGACCTTTATATCCAAACCTGCCAACAGGTAAAATTAGAGGGTGATAATACTGCAGGAGATGTATTTCGAAGTGCGGCGTGGGTATCTCGTGTGGCTGCCGATTACTTAATAGAGGTTTTGAAAAAGTAGTTATGGCAAAGCGCGCATACAGCCCGAAGGAAATAGCGGCGAAGACCTACAAGACGCTGCCATGGGGTGGTCGCTGGGCGGAATGCTTCGGCCTGCCTGAGGAGAACTCCACCTGGTTCATCAGCGGCGCGAGCGCAGCCGGCAAGAGCAGTTTCGTGATGCAACTGGCGCGCGAGTTGACCCATTACGGGCAAGTGCTCTACCTAAGTTATGAGGAGGGCGTGAGCCAAAGTTTCCAGGAAAGAGTAAAACTCTTCGAGATGGAGAAGTGCCAGGGCTGGTTTCGCGTGGTGACGGAGGACACGATAGAAGACCTGACGGCAAGGCTGAAGAAGCGGCATTCGGCAAAGTTCATCATCGTGGACAGCTACCAGGAGAGCGGCTGGGAATGGCCGGAGACGAAGAAGCTGATAGAGTCCTTTCCACGGAAGAGTTTCATTTTTATCAGCATGGAAGCCAAGGGACAGCCACTGGGCAAGCCTGCGCTCAGACTTCGCTACAAGGCAGGCGTGAAGGTGAGGGTCGTGGGGTTCATGGCATACTGCCAGGGACGCTTCAATCCCGATGCGGGCAACAGCTTTGTGGTTTGGGAAGAAGGTATTTTAAGAACATCAAACAAAGTATGACATGGCAAGCAAGCGGGACAACCTACTGTACAGGTTACGGAAGAAGGGTGTGAGGGTCCATACACGTGAACGGACGATATACTTCGTGTTTGACGGAGAACCTTTTAAAATCAGGCAGGTGAAACGCCTGTGCCGGGAGTTTGATTTTCATGTACAATTAGAAATAGAATAAGGAAATGAGCAAAGTTGACCGAATGGTGGTGCTCACCCCACCAAGAATGAAAGCTACCCTTGAACGGCTGGTGAGCGAAGGGCATACATGTGGCTATTGTCATGGCAACGGATTTTTCTGGGGGCTGGACGAATACGGTGAGAATGAAAAGACTCCATGCCCGATGTGCAAGGGCAGCGGCAGGCTCGATGCGGTGATAACAGTTGAGTGGAAAGCAGCGACCTCCCCCGACCCCCCCGAAGGAGGGGGGTGCCTGGCGGGAACTTTTTCCGAAGGAGGTGGGCAATGAGGATACTCCGGGACTTTTTGCTGGCCATACGGACTGTTGTAGCGCTGCCTTTCATCATTCTTTTACTGGTTGTTCTCAAAATCTTTTTGAGGGACATGGATATCGCCGAGGATTAACAACGGAAAAAATGCAACCTCCCCCAACCCCTCCGAAGGAGGGGGGTGCCTGGCGGGACAATTTGCAATTATACTAATCATAATTATCAATTTAAAATAAGCAAGAAACATGGGAAAACTGAGATACAGGTCGATGATACCTAATGACAAACCGGAATGGCTGCTGCGGCTGCAGCTGGAGATTAGCCAGGCATACAGCATCCGCGGCATGGAGGACACGCCGGAAGACTGGCAGTGGCTGAAGGACTTGGTGAACGCGAATATCATGGAGTTCTACAACCGGCGAGACATCACCGTGATGAGTGAGATAGAAACAGCCGTCGTCACGGATGAAGGGAAGACGGTGCTGCAGATTAAACGTAACAAGAAAGTGGTACAAACGTATTCAATCACGGATTGATTATCGGCTGCATTCGGCAAAACAAGCGAGCTTGATTGCGCTCATTTGCACGACAATTTACATATAAAAATAAGAAAAGCGTATGAGTAATTTTTTTGAGGAGTTGAAGAAGCGGTTGCAGGTGTGGCACGAGGAGCGTGCGGCACGCATTGAGGACCGGCGCCAGGCAGAGCTGGACGCAGAGGCACGGGTAGCCGTGCAGGTAATGGAATATGGCGGTGAGCTGTTTGCCTGTGTGAACGGCATCCCCTTGTTCGGTGTGAGCGACCTTAAGGGCACTTTGCCCGAAGCGGTAGCCCATGCCCGGCGGAACTATAAAGACTGGAAGGAGGAGAAGCTATGGGAGCGGAACGGAACTACGCGCGTTTCTACTGTCTCTTGAAGCGCCTGCCGGGTGCAGATAAGGAGACGCTGGTGGAGCAGTTCACGAATGGGCGGACAGTACACCTGCACGAGACCACCGAACGTGAGTACCGCATAATGTGCGACCAGATGGAACGTGTGGCGGGTTACGACGAGCGAAAGGCTGCGTGGAGGGAAGAGATAAGGAAGAAGCGCAGCCTGTGCCTGAAGCTGATGCAGCGTCTGGGCGTGAACACCACGGACTGGCCCACGGTAGACAACTTCTGCCAGAACCCACGGGTGGGCGGCAAGCCCTTCGCCAGATTGAGCATAGAGGAGCTTGATGCGTTGCAGCGGAAGCTGCGAGCAATAGAGCGGCACGGAGGACTGAATAAGAAAACCTCCTCCAATCCTGCCTCCCCCAACCCATTGCTTTCCCTCGCTTCGCGAACAGCGACCTTCGGTTCCGAGGGGAGGGAAACCAGCCAAGGAAAGGGAGCTTTTATTGTATTTCCAATGTATAACATAAAAGAGAATTAGCAAAATGGCAACAAGAAAGAAGAAAGTGATTATTACGGGCGTGAGCCGTGAGCAGGCCGACGAGGCGTTTGCCACCTACGCCAAGAACGACGCCCAGCTGCAGAAAATCAATGCGGACATAGAGCTGCAGTGTGCGAAGATCCGCGAGAAGTATGCCGACCGGATAGCGACGCTGACGGGTGACAGAGACCAGGCCTTTGACACGCTACAGGCTTTTGCCACGGAGAACCAGGCAGAACTGTTTGCGAAGAAGAAGAGCTTGGACATGGCACACGGCACCATCGGGTTCCGCACGGGCACGCCGAAGCTGAAGACGCTGAAAGGCTTTACCTGGGCAAGCGCGCTGGAACTGGCGAAGCGGTTCCTCCCGATGACCTACATTCGCCAGACTGAGGAGATAGCTAAGGACAGGCTATTGGCAGACCGTGACCTGAAAGAAGTGGCCGTGTACGACACTCCCAACGGCGACATGCGCGAGGTGAGCATGACGGAGGCGATGGCTGTATGTGGCATCCAGGTGGTGCAGGACGAGGCTTTCTATGTAGAACCGAAGAAGGAGGAGACAACATGAAAAAGGAAGTGACCAAATCGCCGAAGGTAGCCCTGTGCCGTGAATGCCACGGCACGGGGCTGATGCGGAACGTGTACGGAGCCACGGTCATTCCCTGTCCGCAGTGCGAGGGCAGCGGCAGGGTGATGGTGAGCTGCACGATGACCCTCGACATCCGTCCTTATAAAGAGAAACGATAACCCCATAAACCTGACCAGCAAGGTGAGCAAGAGGAAAGGAAAGAGCTATGCGAAGCGTGTTGCCGACATCAACCAGATATACGATACCTACATCAAGACGGGCCTGACGAACCGCGAGATATGGAAACGGTATGTCTATCCGAAGTACGGCATCAGCGAGCGCACCTTCTACAATCTGCTGAAGGCATCGACAACCTCCCATGTGGAGGACCTGTCGGAGCTTTCAGCAGAAGGTTTTTTGTTCCCCGAACTGTTATTTCCCGAAGATGAGACCCGAGACCCGACGTATTTTAGGAAACATCCTTAACGACATCCGTGTGGAGATGTCGGACGAGTTCGACCAGAATTTCGAGCGCGAGGCGTTTTTCAGCGAGGCGTGGGAGCGGCGTAAAGGCCCGATAAACTCGGACTATAAACTGCTTGCCGGCAGGAACGAGCGCCTGCGCAAAAGCATCATGAGCCGGACAACAGAGAACAGCATCACCTTCTATACCACCGAGCCTGATGCCCGGTACCACAACGAAGGCTGCGAAATCGTGGTAACGAAGAAGATGAAGCGTTTCTTCTGGGCGAAGTACTATGAAGCCATAGGAGCATTCAGCCGCAAGAAGGACGGGACGACGCGGAAGACCAAGCAGAACGCGGTGATAGCCGAGCAGTCGGAGTTCTGGAAGTTCATGGCGCTGAAGAAAGCCGGCACGACCATCAGAATACCCCGCCGCCGTTTCCTGGGCACGAGCCCGGAGGTGGAGAAATCCGTGCGTGAGATCATCGAGAGAAACATCACTGAATATATAAACTTAGAATTTGAGATTAACGAGAAATGAGAAAGGAACTGTACGGACTTATTTGTGAGCGCCTGTCGCGCCTGTATGAAACGGCGGATGGACAGCATGTGTATGTGGACGAGGGCGAGCCCGTGCCTGAGGGTGCGCAGCGCCTGGTGAAACATATAGACCTGTGGAACCACAACGTGGAGTTCATCGAGCAGGAGGAGAACTGGGAGCGTCCCGCGGTGTTCGTGGAGTTCGTGCCCATCCGCTGGAACGCCATACAGCCGGGCGTGGAATACCGTGCCGAGGCACAGGTGAACCTGCATGTGGTGACCGACTGGCAGGGCAGTACCTCACTGGGCAGCGAGTTGCGCGAGGACGGGCTGCGTGTGTTCGACCTGCTGGACACCATTCACAGGGAATTGGCCTGTGCCGAGGGAGAGACCTTCATGGAACTTGACCTTGTAGGCAGCCAGACGAACCACAACCACGAGGAAATCATCGAAAACATCGAGATGTACCAGTGCGTGGCCATCAGAAGCCTGTAAATGGTGAAAATCGAGCGAAAAGACAAAAAATCCGCTACTTTTGTTTGGAAGTAACGGATTTTTTCGTATATTTGCGGAAAGAACGATGCGGAATTTCACATGTCGGCGTTTTCAACGTGCAGGCTTCGGAATTTACAGCATCGTTTTTTTATTATATAAACCTCATGGTATAGAGGATTTCGCCGGAAGTCAGTTTACACTTGAACTCGATGGTCTGACCTTGATATTCCACGGTGTAAACGCTGAATTGATAGTCGTGGTCAATACCATCCTCAACCCTTACCCTTTCTGCGAAAGGAAGCCACTGTTCAAATTCCGTAGCGCTTTTCAAGACATGCACCAAGTCGGGATTCCTTTTGTTCTTGGCGGCAGTTTCTGAAAAGAATTTCTTTCCCACTTTTATCTCATGCTCGTCTGCCGTCATCACCAGCGTGCGTTTGGCCGGGGTGCCATTTATCACTGTTGGCGTCAGATGCTCATCAGCCCATCGGTTGGCAATGCCTGTGGCTTCCCTGAACTCCTGCGGTGTGAGCCTTTGGTTTGTTCTCTCGGCCTGTTGCTGACGAATTAGCCGACACACCGCGCAAAGTTCATTGTCGGGGATAAACACGAGGTTTGTCTTTCCTTTGGCCAGGTCGCAGTCGTTGCACCGTCTGATGGTATAGGGGTTGTAGTCGGGCACGGCCTTTTGCTCCAGCCCAGCATTGAAATGGAAGATTCCCTTAGTGTCCTTGCCCGTTGCCTCCTCTCCCAGTGCCATAGCCTCGTCGTGCGACGTAGCAGGATACTTGGACTTGAGCACCTGTACGACGGTACAGCGGCAGTTCCAGCCGTTGGGCGGGTAATACTCCTCCCAGAACGGGTCGGTGATGGGTAGCGTCACCCTGTCGAGGGCGGCATGTTCCGGCCTTACCTTCTTGTCGCCGGCCGTGCGGTACTGCAGGTTGTATCGGTCGCCGTCGCGCATGAAGCCTTCCCACTTGGCCGCCATCTGCGCCGAGGCCTGCACGAAGTTGTACTCGGCACGCAGGTAATTGGCGTTGTAGGTCTTGTCTATCCTTTGAACGTCATTCAAGAACTGTTTGAACGGCTTTCGATTGCCGTTCTCATCAAGGAGCGACGGGAACGCCTCGTTGAGTTCGTGGAAGGTCTTCATGCCGGAGAAGATATAGTTGGAGCGTTCCAGGCGACGGCGCATGGCATCGGACATCTCCACCTTCTTGAAAGATGTATCCAGCGCCGCGGCATGTGCCTCTATGAACTTCCGTATCCTGGGCGCTTCCAGTATCTCGATGCGGAACTGCGCTCCCTCCACCTTGTGGAGCGTCTTCATCATTCCCTCAAAGAGCGTGGAGAGTTCTTTCCTTATTTCCTCCTCACGGCTGAAAGTGGCTTGCAGTCGGCTGCTGCCCAGCAGACGTGCATAACGCTGGTGCAGCCCCTCGTAGTCGGAGGGGCTCAGTCGAAAAAAGGGCGTTTGCTTTGCTCCTGTCGCTTCTTTTTATCAGGCTTGGGCGTTTTATTGTCCTTGGGGTCTTCATCGCCACCGTCGGAACCTGTGGGGGCGAGAACGGGCACCTGCTGCCTACGCTCGCCCACGGGCATGTTGTATTTTTCCTCGAAATAGGCAGGGTCCACCTCGTAGTTGTTCAGTACGAGCTGCTCGTAGGCCACCTGCTGTTCCGGCGTGTAGTCCACGCTGTAGTCCCAGTCGAAGTGTATTCCTGCGAGCGGGAAGCCATGACGAATCATGATGGGCAGGAGCTGGTTGTTCACCATATCCCTGATAGTGTCACAGTCTGCCTCGATGATGTTCTGGAACACCTCCAGGTGCGTCTCGGACTGCGAGAGCGAGGAACCGTCCTCAATGGTCATCGTCTGACCGATGATGAGTTTGGAGAGTTCGGAATTGGCCCTGTCAATGCGCCGGTCATAGACATTGAAGGCATCGCCCTTGCTGGACTCCACCACTTCAATATTCGTACCCTCCTGGAATATGCCCCAGCCCTCAGTGCCCATCTCCGACATCATCTTCTCCATCTTGGCGAGTTCCTTGTCGTCGCGCGTGGTGGTACGTGCGATGCGCATAGGCATTCCGAATATCTCGGCAAAGGTGTCCCAGAAGGCCAGCGCGTTCTTCTTCGATATGGTCTGCGTGGCCGCCTTGAGATAAAGGCCGAGACTGTCCGGCAGCCCCACCTCGATGTACCAGTCGGCGAGTGGCGGCTTACGGTAGTCGAGACCGTCCTTCCAGTCCTGCCCGAGGTCAGTGATGATCCTGCCGTATTCAGGTATGACATGCTTGCGGGGTATCAGTTTGACACCGTCGTAGGTCATGCGCCCGTTGATGTCGGTGGTGATGTTCCCCAGTTCAATGAGCGAGTGTCCCCAATAGTTGGCATCGAGGCTGTATTTCATGAGCTGCTTGAACCATGCCGTGTTGAAATAGTTCACAGCCTCCTCGTCCTCCTCCCCATTCTCACCCGTGAGTTTGAAGGAACGTGCCATGACGAAGCCCTCACGCTGCTGGATACATCCGGAGAGGTGTAGGTCAATGTCCACGTCGCGGTAGATGTCATAGAGAGGCTGCCGGTTGGGGTTATCCACATTGATGGCCCGCTGCCATGCCTGACGCCAGTCGCCCAGATCCTTTCGTATGAGCGCATCCGTGGTGCGCTGGAGCTCCACGACCGTTTTCTTGAAGCGGCCAATATCTTTCTTGGCAAGGTGCAGTGTGCCGTAGGGCGTCTGCACAGTCGCCGGTCTTGCTGCCTGTTTTCTGTTCTTTCCCATGATAGTTACCAGTTATGCCTTATCTTCTTCTGACTGCCATATACCAAAGGTATTCCGACAGGGTTTCCCTGCTCGTCTGTGGCCAGCGGCAGGTCGGGCACAATCCTTCCTGCCTGTACCCCCTCCAGCCACTTGACCGCCCTCTCGTAGCGTTCCTTGCGTATCTCCATACCCATTTTCTGAGGTGTGGAGGCAGCCATGTGGTAGAGGGCGATGTCGCAGGCATACATGACGGCGAGCCTGTTGCGCCGACTTCCGGTGGCAGAGAATATGGCCTCCGTGTCGTATTTCGGGCGGAGGTAGCCGGCCATTTCCTCGATGGCCTCCGCCTCCGCATTCTCCCTGTTATCGGTACTGACCTGTGACACCACCTTGAGTGCCTGGTCGCCGATGACAACTTTGTAATCTTCGTCTGTGATAAACATAAGCCACGTTTTACATTGTTATATACAAAGCCTTGGCTTCAATATCCCCGATGGTTGTCCCTTTGAGGAATATCCCGTTTGATACGAACTTCTTGAGTTCCTGTTTGGAGAGCACCTCAAGTTTACCCTTGACCACGATGACCATGTACTTGCGGTGCGTGATGTGGTGGAAATAATCCGCCTTTCTGACCGCACGCTTGAAGCGGACGGCAAAAACGATGTCTTTAATGAGTTTGAACATATCACCATAAGTTTTTAGAAGTCGGACGGTGCCCGAACCTCGGTTTGTAAATCTGCTGTCTTGTATTCTTCTGGAGAATATAGATGGCTCCCTCGTCGGCATCGGGCGCGTCGTCATTGCCGGACATGCCTTTCTCAAAGGCGAGCGTCTGCGCTACCCCGGCCAGCATGTCCGGATCTTCCTTCTGCGTCTGGTCGTAGAAGACGAAGCCCCGTTCCCATAACGGGCTGATGGCCTCAACGCGCTGGAACTTGTCCGGCTTCTTGCGTGTGTCGCCCGTGATGGGAAGCTGGTATCCCCGGATGTTGCCCTCTATGGTGAAATCGTCGAGGATGATGTCCTGCATGAAGTTCGCCTCCATGACAAAGCGGATGGCGATGCCGACTTCCTGGCTCCATTCGTAGAGGTCGTAGCACCAGCGCACCATCTCGGCGACGGAGGCCTTGCGGACGAACGCTCTGAGATGCCAGAGGTTGGTCTTGTGCTTTCCCCACAGCTTGGCAGCCTTGGTGTCATTGGTCTTCTTGCTTTTCCACGAGGGGTCGATGTAGAGGACGAATTCGGTAAAGTCCTTCCATGCCGGACGCTTTGCCCAGCATATCCATTCCTGCCGGAATACCGTGCCCTCGACGATGGGGTTGTGCATCATCTCCTTGTTCCAGGCGCGGTACCCCACGAAGTCGGCATACTCCCGTGCCTCCTCCTTGGTCCATTTCTCCTTCCATACGGGATTGCCCTCGTTATCGACGGCCTTTATCTCGGACACATGTACACCCTTGGTGGCGCAGATGTTCGCCAGCACGGAAGTCTTGGAGATAAGGTTGCCGACCATAAGGAAACGACCGCGCCCCACGTCAAGCGCACCGAAGAGCGCCTCCTTGACCCAGTCGGTGAGCTCACGGACACGGCGCTCGTTGCGGCAGAGTTCGTCGTCGTCGAGGTCGTCGATGACGATATAGTCCGGACGCGCCTCACGCTTGCGGAGACCACGCGGCGACTGTCCGCGTCCGCACGCCAGGAAATATACACCCTCCTTTGTGGTGAACTCGCCCTCGGTCCAGTTACCCATAGACATCTGCTTGCCGAAGTCTGCGATGATACGCTTGTTATATTGCAGTTCAGCCTGAATATCTCCGAGCAGACGATCGGCACTATCCTCGGATTTACCCACCAGCACCATGAAATTGATGAGCCGCTTTGGCTGGAACATGAGCCAGAGCGGCATGAAGATGTCGAAATGTGTGGACTTGGCATGACCGCGCGGCCACTTGAACACCGCCTTGAGATTGGGTGTGTCGTGTACCTTGCGCGCCGCCGCGTTGTGGAACGGCGCATTGTGGATGGTGCGGATGACCTCTCCCGTCACCTTGTCGCGGAGTTGCAGAAAGTGCGGAAAATAATACTCGCAGAAAGCGGCATAGTCCTTCTGCAGGCGGCGTATGCGCTGCTCCTTCTGCGTTGCGGTTTCCCGGACAAGGCTCCTGGTGTCGGTAATGGACTGTATCTGCCGGCAATGCTCCCTCCACTCCTCCTGTATCTGCTTGAGTTCTGTGATTGTTGCCATAGAATATGTGCTTTATAGTTCCGATGGGTGCTGCATGCGCTCCATGAGGAACTTGTTCTGGTACTTATTGATAGCCTTGATGAGCTCCGGCGTAATCTCCGGGTCGTATGAAGCCTGGTCCTGAATCCAACGGTTGAATGCCATGAAAACCTCGATAGCGTCGATGACGTTTGCCTTCTTGTCGAGTTTCTCTATGGTAGCCGAAAGTTTGGAGAGCTTGTCTGCCAGGGAACCGATGGCTTCCGGGTCTCCTGACGCGTTTACCTGCCCGATGAGGTTGTCTATGGCGAGGAGCAGTTTGTTTACGAGTTCCGGGCGCGTGATGTTCTTGGCCGCACGTGCCTCCTTCCAACCTTCCGAAGCGCACCATTTGGAGACGGTGACGCGCGACACTCCTAACTGGTCAGCAATCTCCGTCTGCTCCATCCCGGAGAGGTAAAGCGACCTGCCGATGTTCTTTTTTTGTTCTATCTCTGCCTTTGTCATAAAATGAAATGGATTAAAAAACAGTGCAAAGATGCTGTTTTTCAGCCAATCCGGAAAAGAAGTGTGCATTGCTTGCATAGAAGTGTGCAACCGTTTCACACTTTTTTTGACGGGCGATGAAAACACCGCATCTTTGCATCAAAAAAGCGATGATATGAGCAAGACAAATCGAGTGAGAATCAGCAATGAGAGCCTGAACAGCTACGGTACACGCGTGCTGACGGCGGGAATGAACGTCGAGCAGTACAACCGCAACCCCGTGCTGCTGTACATGCACGAGCGCGGTCAGGTCATCGGCGTGGTGAAGGACCTGAAGGTGGAAGAAGGTGAGGTCACCGGTGAACTGGTGTTCGACGAGGCCACGGAACTGAGCAAGCGCTGCAAGAAGCAGTGGGAGTTCGGCTCCCTGAAGATGGTGAGCGTCGGCATAGACATTCTGGAGACCAGCGAGGAGCAGAAGTTCCTGGTACAGGGACAGACCGCCCCGACCATTACAAAGAGCAAGTTGTTCGAGGTGTCACTGGTGGACATCGGAGCGAATGATGACGCCATCGCGTTGCACAAGGACGGCGTGCGACTGACATTGGGCAAAGATGCGGCAGATGTGTTGCCGCCACTGCATAGTAATAACAAATCCAAAAAGCAAAAGACAATGGATCAAGAGAAGTTAGCCCTCATGCTGGGCTTGCCGGCTGATGCCGACGAAGCGGCCATCCACGCCGCCATCGGCCAGTTGCTGGCGAAAGGAAAAGAGGTCGATGACCTGAAGAAGGAGAAGGATGCGCTGCTTGCCGCCCGCATCGAGGCGATGGTGGACGCTGCCGTGGACGAGAAGAAAATCCTGCTTGCCAAGAAGCAGCAATTTGTGGACCTTGGCAAGAAGATCGGTGCCGAAGAACTGAAGGCCACCCTTGATGCGATGGCTCCCGTAGTGAAGGCAAGCGAGCTCATACACGGTGGTGCGCCTGCCGGCAATACCGCGGAGTATGCCAAGTTGAGCGACGTCCCGGCCGACAAACTAGAGGAAATGCGCAAGAACGACCGTGCGCAGTACTGCAGACTGTACAAGGCCGAGTACGGCTTCGACTGTGAGATTTAACCAACCCTGTAATAACAACAAAACGAAAAAAGCAATGACAAGATTGATTGCAATGTTTGCGGCAGTCCTTTTTAACTGCCTCATGGGCGGCACCCTTGCCGCCGTTGCCGGCCTGTCGCCCATGACGGGTGCCGTCGGCATGAATGTGCTTGCTGCCGTCATCGGGCAGGCCGCCCCTGTCGGAAGTCTCCGCGCGGGTGTTTATACCGAGATATGGACGGGCGAGCTGGTGAAACACCTTCGCCGTGGACTGGAGGCTACCTTCCTCGACGGTATCCCCGACAGTTCGAGTATCGTGAACAACGATGTCATCCACCTTGTGGAGGTTGGCGTGGACCCTGACGTATTGATCAACAACACGACCTATCCTATTCCCCTCCAGGCACTGGATGACAAGGACATCGCCATCAAGCTGGACAAGTTCCAGACGAAGGTAACTCCTATTACCGATGACGAACTCTACGCATTGAGTTACGACAAGATGGCCCGCGTGAAGGAGAGCCACGGTAATTCTATAAACGACTCGAAGTTTGCCAAGGCTGCCCATGCCCTTTGCGCACAGAAGAACACCGCCACCACGCCCGTGCTGAAGACCACCGGCGAGAAAGACCCCGTAACGGGTCGCCTGAAGATGACGGCAAATGACCTGTTGAATTTGAAGCGTGCGCTTGATAAATTGAAAGTGCCCGCCCAAGGCCGTCGCCTGGTGCTTTGCAGTGATCATGCCAACGACCTGTTGGAGGTTTCCCAGGTGTTCAAGGAGCAGTACAACATCAACCGCAACGACGGAACGGTGGGCAGACTGTATGGCTTTGACATCTATGAGTTCGGAAATAACCCGCTGTACACCACAGCCGGCGTGAAGAAGGATGTCGGCGCGACAGCGGAGGCAGGTGAGTTCCAGTGTTCCTTCGCCTTCTACACCCAGCGCGTGTTCAAGGCCACGGGCTCAACGAAGATGTACTACAGCGAGGCTGCCACCGACCCCGAGTATCAGAGAAACAAGATCAACTTCCGCCACTACTTCATCTGCATGCCGAAGAAGGCAGATGCCGGTGCCGTGATGATGAGCGGTTACAAGGATCCAAGCATTCCTGAAGGATAAGTATAACCCAAAAAGCAATACAAATGAAACTGAAAGTAACAAGCATATTTCGTGACCGTGACGACCATGTTACGGTGTATGAGTCGGAGACCATTCTGGAAGTGAAGGACAAGGAACGTGCCAAGTCGCTCATTGAGCGCGGGCTGTGCAAGGAATTCAAGGGCAAGACAGAACCTGCCTATATCCTCGGAGAGAAACAGGAGGAGGTGAAGCAGACTCCGGAACCCGAAACAGAGCCAGAGGTATCCACCAACACGGAAGGCGATGAGTAAGCCGATGAAGTATCTTGTAATCCACTGCACCGCCACGCCTGAAGGCCGTGAGGTAAGCTCCAAGGAGATACGCCACTGGCACACCGACCCGGTAAGCAAGGGTGGGCGTGGCTGGAAGCAGGTGGGCTACACGGACCTATTCCACCTTAACGGCAGCGTGGAGCGTCTGGTGGACAACAACGAGGACGCGCAGGTGGATCCGTGGGAGGTTACCAACGGCGCAGCAGGCTACAACAGCGTGAGCCGGCACATCGTGTATGTGGGCGGCTGCGACAAAGACATGAAGCCCAAGGACACGCGGACGGCGGTGCAGAAGGAAGCCCTGAAACGCTATGTGCGCGACTTCCACGAGCGTTTCCCCCAGATACGAATCGTGGGACACCACGACCTGAACCCCGGCAAGGCCTGTCCGAGCTTCGACGTCAAGCAGTGGCTGCGCGAGATAGGAGTTCATAATTCATAATTTACAATTCACAATTTACAAGCAATGGCAGACACGATATTACAGATTCTGCAATGGGCAATCCCGTCTGGCGGTATCGGTGCCGCCATTGCGTGGATTGCGAACCGCAAGGCGCGGGAGGCCAAGACCGCCAAGGAGGTGCACGACACCTACAAGACGATGTACGAGGACATCTCGACGCTGCTGGTTGAAACACAGAAGAAATATGAAGAGACAAAAGAACAGATTGAGGCCCTGGGAGCCGAGAACAGCCGCACGCGGCGTGCGCTCAACCGTCTCTCCCGCGCTATCGAGGCTATCCAGGTTTGTCCTCATCGCGCTAATTGCCCTGTCAGCGGCGAGCTGTCGCTCGACGAAGAGGCTGACGACGGAAAGCCGGGCCGTGCAAAGCACTCTCGAGGCAAGGGACAGCGAGGCGGTGAGCATCACCGAAACGAGCCTGACACCCGTGAAAGTGCCGATGTCGGCGGTAAGCCTGACGCTGAACCTGGACAGCCTTCGCCTGCTACCTCCCGGGGCGGGCTACACGGCGAGGCAGGGCCAGGCGAGCGTGAAGGTGAGCCACAAAGTACCGACGGCACAGGAGCCGGAGCGGATAGTGATTGAAGCCGGATGCGACAGCCTGGAACTGGTATGCGCCAGATATGCCAAGACCATCAGCACACTGAAGCGGCAACTCAAAATTGCGAGCGACAGCAAGGCTGAGCACAAGGAGGAGGCGAAGGAAAGTACCGGTAACGGCTTCCTCATGCGACTCAAATACTTCCTGGCCGGGCTGTTGGCGGGAGTTATCGGAATAGTATATACATTCATAAAACTGAAAAAGAAATGAGCAAGAACAAATTCATCTACGGCATCGCAGCCGTGAAATTCAACTCAACCCTGATGGGTTACATCGAGAAGGGCAGCTGGGACTGGGGCGGCACGAAGCCGGAGAGTACGGACGTGGAAGCCGAGCAGGTTCCAGATGCGCCGGTTCTGACACTGATGCAGAAGAACGGGCAGATTGCCCCGACCTTCAACCTCATCCAGCTTGACTACGAGAACTTCAAGAACGCCATGGGCGGTACGCTGGTGGAGACCGGCAACGAAGGCAACAAGAAGGTGACGGGCTGGAAGGCCCCGACCTCACTCGTGGATCTGCACGGCAAGTGGGAAATCGACTTCGTGAGCGGTCAGACCATGACCATTCCTAACGGCACCATTCTTGCCAACCTCGGCGGCAAGCTGACCCTGACGGAGGTGTCGAAGATAGAGTGCCAGCTGAAGGTGAACAAGCCTGAGGACGGCGGCGCTCCCTATGAGATCAACGACACTCTTGATGAAGGCTGATGGACGAGCAAGTAATCAGGAAAATCCAACGGGAGGGAGCGGAAGCCTTGCTTGATGCGGGTGTTTCCCTCCCTCTCAAAGATTTGAGGATACCCTTCAGGAAGCAGCCCTTGCGGCTGCGCCTGACAATGAAGCGCCCGACACTTGCCCGGCAAATCAAGATTGCGCATGCCTACCTGTCGATGGACACGACGGCGGAGGAACTGGAGGCTATGGACCATGAGGGGCAGATGGCGTTCTTGGCCCGCCACGGCAAGACACTGAGCCGTATCATCGCCCTGACTATGGAGCGTTGGTGGCTTCCGGTGTGGCTGCTGTCGTGGCTCGTGAGGCACAGGATGAAGTGGGAGTACCAGAAGGCCGCCTTCTCGCAGTTCGTGCTGCTGATGGGCACGCAGTCTTTTATACCTATTATCAGATCAGCCGAGATGACGAACCCGATGAAGCTGAGACTGAGCCACGGAAGGAAGGGGAGTTAAAGAGCCGGTGGGAAGGCTCCCATAGCCCCTTCGGATTTGTCTGGCAGATAGCGAGCGCGACAGGCTGGAGCGTGGACTATATCCTGAACGGCGTGAACTACCAGACGCTCATCATGATGCTGAGCGACGCGCCCCGCTATGTGGGCAGCAAGACGAAAGAGGACGACAACCGTACCGCCGAGGAGGAAGCCGGGGACATCGTGGGCTTTTTCCAGAGCAAACTGAAAGCATAACACACCTTGCGACCGAGTCGCAAGGCACCAAACACCGAGTAAGCAAATGAAACCAGTAGAGATAGAATTCCTGATGCGCGACAACCTGACCGCCGGTCTCGACAAAAGCAAGATGAGTGTCGAGCAGCTGCTGGGTGCCGCCCGTCGTGCTTCCCTCATCATCAACACCAAGATCGAGGAGCAGCGGAAGGTCATCGACGGCGTGAACTCCGACCTGGACAGGATGCAGCGGAAACTGCAGACGATGAAACCCGGTGCCGGTCAGCAGGAATTGCTGGCGGAGATAAGTGCCTGCAAGAAAGTCCTCGCAGAGGAAACGGGCGCGCTGCAGCAACTGGAGAAGGAACACCAGCAGGCCAAACAAGGAGTGGCCCAACTGGAGCAGGAATACCGCAAGATAAGCATTTCAGAAGAACAGGCAGCAGCGGCGAATAAGAGCCTTACCGACAAGATACGGGAGCAGAAAGCCGTTGTCAAGCAGGTGGAGGCCGACGTGCGTGCCTTGCAGAAGGCCTACGAGCAGGCCGCACCCGGTAACGCGCAAGGTGCGGCGCTTGCGGAACTGAACGCCGCCAAGAAAGCCCTGCAGGAGGACAAGAACATCCTCGCCTCGCTGACCGAGGAGCAGGAGCGCAACAGGGAGAGCAACAAACGCCTGTCGCGCCAGTTGCGCGAACTGCAGAACGACATGGCACGCATGCGCCTGAACGGCGAGCAGAACACCGAGGAGTACCGGCAAATGGCACAGAAGGCCGCGCAACTGTCCGACACCCTCGGCGATTTGCGTGCCCAGACCAATATCCTCGCCAATGACGATGCGAACCTGCAGGGCTTCATATCGGGTGTAAACGGCCTGTCCGGAGCGTTCACCACGGCTACCGGCGTAATGTCCCTGTTCGCCTCAGAGAATGAGAACCTGATGAAGGTGCAGGCGCGTGTGCAGAGTGTCATGGCCATCACGATGGGACTGCAGCAGGTGTTCAATGCCCTGAACAAGGACAGCGCCTTCCGTCTGGTTACGGTAACGAAAGTAAAGAACCTGCTGACGGCAGCCAACTACCGCCTCGCCACCTCGCTGGGTATCTCCAATGCGGCGGCTACGGCACTCATGGCCACGCTGACGCTCGGCCTGTCCGTTGTCATTACCGGCCTTATCGTGGCGTGGAACAAGCTGTCCGACGCACAGGAAGAGGCTGCACGGAAAGCCCAGGAGCGTGTCGAGATAGAATCACAGGGGCGTGCGGAGATGATCAAGACCCGCTTCGAGATAGACACCACCCGTGAGAGCCTGAAGAACTTCACCGGCTCTAAGGAAGAGGAAAAGAAGAAGTGCGAGGAGATGAACCGCAAGTACGGCGAGGCTTTTGGCTATTACGACACCGTGGCCCAGTGGTACGACGTGCTGACACAGAAAGCCGAGCAGTATATCCAGATGCTGTTCCTTCAGGCAAAGGCACAGGCACTTGTGAACAAGGCCGTGGAAGCGGACGAAAAAGTAAACAAGCACAAGGCCACCAAACCAGGCAATGCCGACAGCGATATGGGGTTCTTCGCCCGTATGGGTCATTATATGATGACTGCTGAATCCCACGGTGCCTACGATGGCTATGCCGCCATTGAGAGGTACAACAAGGAAGCCTACGATAAGAGGACTAAAGAACTGGAAGCTGAACGCGACGGCTTCCTCAAACAGGCAGCCGACCTGGAAAAACAGGCTGCTTCCATCGGTAAGAGCAACAATATCGGTGGACATTCCGCCCCCGACAAACCCAAAAAGACAAAAGAAAAGAAGCCTAAGGACGCCAAACGGGAAGAAGAACGCCTTGCCTCTGAACTGCTCGCCCTCCAGCAGAAGAACCGTCAGGAGGAGATAGACCTGCTGAAGGAGGGCTCGGAGAAGAAGCGCCGACAAATCAGGGAGAACTACCAAAAAGAGATGGAAGAACTCGCCACCCAGGAGAAGAAATGGCGCGATGCCCAGAAAGGACACCTTACCCAGGAGCAGAGCGATGCGCTGGTGAAAGGCCGCACTCTCGCCGCACAGAAACAGAAAGACGGCGAAGCTGAAATCGCCAAGGAAGAGGCTAAGAAACGCCTGGAGCAGCAAAGGGACGAGGTACAGGCCATGAGCGACTATCTGAAGGCCTACGGCTCGTTCCAGCAGCAGAAACTGGCCATTGCCAAGGAGACGGCACAGCAGATAGCGGAGGTGGACGCAAGCGAGGTAAGCGAGGCGACGAAGAAGTGGCAGAAGGCAAAGATACTGAAGGAGCAGCAGGAGCGTGAGGCAAGCCTGCGGTTCGAGGAGATCAGCCGGGGCATAGACTGGAACGCCCTCTTCAGCGGCGTGGGCAACCTGACGAAGGAGATGATGGAGCCGATGATGGAGCAGCTCCGCGCATACGTGGAAACGGAGGATTACCGGAAGGCCGACGCCGAGACACAGCAGAAGGTGTCTGACCTGATACAGGAGATGCGGAAGTATGTGGGCACGGACCAGAGCGCGACCTGGCAGAAACTGGACGAAGCCATTAAGCAATTCACGGACAGCGTGGCTGCCTACGACCGCGCTGTAAAGGCTGAAGAGGCTGCCGTGAAGGCACGGGACGAGGGCAAGAAGCGCCTGGCTTCCGGGGACATCACGGAAGAGGAGTACAAGGCACTTGAGCAGAAGGCAGAGGAACTTGGCGCAGCCACAGCACAGGCCCGCGAGAACATGGAGGACTTCGGCACGGCGCTGAACCGCACCTCCGACGAGGTGGCGAACTTCACGAGCGGCCTGACTACGGCGCTCAGTAATGCCAAGGGCTGGCAGGGCGTGGAGGGCTTCGGCGGCCTGCAGCAGAGCGTGGGGCAGATAGACCAGTTGAAGGGCACACTTGACTCCATACTGCCCCAGATGGGCGAAGGGATGGCGAAGACAATAGGCACGACGCTGTCGGGAACGATGGGCAGTGCTCTGGGCAGCATCGGGGGCGGGCTACAGAGCGTGCTGTCGAGCGGTATGGGCAGCGTGATAGGCATCGTGGCTCAGATACCGAAACTGATACTGGATCTTGCGAACGGTATCAAGAGTTTCGTTACGGGCGTGCTGGACTCCATCACGGAACTTATCTCGCTCAGGTGGATTGATGACCTGGTGGTGAGCATACTGGACGCCGTCGGCAACCTTATAGACGCCATCTTCGACCTTCCGGAGAACCTCTTCAAGGTGCTGGAGGGCATCGTGGTGAACGGCGTGGGCGGCCTGCTGGACACAGTGCTGGGGCGCGTGGGCAACATCCTCTCCTTCGGCGCGCTGAGCAGCAAGGGGCCGAGCGACTGGTTCACGAACAGCAACGAGAGGGAGGTGGCTGCCGCCATCGACCGACTGAGCAAGCGGAACGAACTGCTGGAGCAGGCCATTGAGGACCTGACGGACGAGATGAAGTCGGCACGGGGCGCGACGGCGATACGCATATCGAGCGACGCGGAGAAGCTGCAGCGCGAGACGAACGAGAACTACAAGGGCATAGCGCAGGCGCAGGCCCGCTACCACTCGTCGCACCACAGTTTCAATTATTATTGGGGTGGTTACAGCGACGAGCAGATAGCGCGGCTGAGCCGCCAGATGGGCAGGCAGTGGACCGGCGACCTGTGGGACCTGAGCCCCGAGGAGATGAAGATGCTGCGCTCCAATGTCGATATGTGGAAGCAGATCGAGGACACCGGCAAGGGCGGCTACGGCGGCCGTGTGGCGGAGAAACTGAATGCCTACATCGAGCAGGCGGGCAAGCTGGAGGAGATAACGGCCACGCTCTATGAGAACCTGACCACGACAACGAAGGCGAACGTGTTCGATGACTTCCTGGGCTCGCTCTACGACCTTGCGGACGGCTCGGAGGAGGTGTTTGATGAGATAGCCGAGAACTGGCAGGCGATGGTGAACAAGATGGCGGTGAACAACCTCGTGGGTGCGAAGTTCCAGAAGAACCTGGAAGACTGGTACGAGAACTTGGCAAAACTGAACCAGGCGCGCACGAACGGAGAACTGACGGACGCGGAGTACCGGAAACGGCTGGACGATTTGAAGGCCGAATACGAGGGCTATGTGAACAGCGCAAGAAACGACATCGACCAGCTGCGCCAGGAGGGTATCATCAAGGAGACCGACAAGGCCGGCGGTACGACACAGAGCGGCAAGGCAGGTGCCTTCATGGCGATGAGCCAGGACCAAGGCACGAAACTGGAGGGGCTCTTTGTTTCAGGACAGATGCACTGGGCAAGCATCGATGACCGTGTGGAGGACGTGGTCGGGAAGATGGATGCGGCGCAGCAGCACCTGAAGAAGATAGAGGACAACACGGGAAGCAGCGCGGCGTCGCTGAGCGCCATCAAGGATGAGATTAGGAAAATAGTACGCGACGGCATAAAAGTGAAGTGATATGGACAAGATATTAGGCGGACTGGTGCTGATCAACGGCACGGACATCTGGAAGGAGTACGGCGTGTTCCTGACGGAGGAGAAGAAGGGCGGCAGGGAGAACCTGAACGCCATCCTCACGCCGAGCAAGGCCAAGGAGCATGTGGGCGTGGACATACGGGAGCATGACGGCAGGAAATACTCCCGGGCGCTGGTACCCGCCAACGCGGAGCGCGACATCACGCTGCACTTCGCCCAGTATGCGAGGTCGCGGGAGCAGTGGCTGGCCAACTACATGGCCTTTATCCGCTTCCTGAAGACGGGCAAGGACGGCTGGCTGACGATGACCTTCACGGAACTGGGGCTGACGCTGAAGGTCTTTTACCTGGACTGCAGCGCATACCGGTCGCTGACCTACCTGTGGACGGAGGGTGTGCAGGCCAGCCGCTACAAGGTAAGGTTCCGCGAGCCAGAACCGATTATATAAACGCTGTTTTATCACCATTCAAACACCATTCAAATACAAGTAAAAAATGCTTCTGACACTATATGACAGTTACGGCAACGTGAAGGCACGGATAGCGCCTGACGAGAGCAGCACGCAGGACAAGGAGATACAGGGGGACAACCTCCTGAAACTCTCGTTCACGCTGTACGAGTTCGTGCCCATCGACGTGAACGACTACATGGACTATGGCGGCGAGCGGTATTGGGCGGTGGCGAAATATGCCCCTGCCCAGAAGAGCACCGTAGAATGGGAATACAGTCTCCAGCTGTACGGCATAGAAAGCCTGATCAAGCGTTTCCTCGTGCTGAACAACACGGACGGCGGGAACGAGGCGGTGTTCACGCTGACAGCGCGCCCGGTGGACCATGTGCGGCTGATTGTGCGGAACATCAACGACGGCATGGACGGCACGACGAACTTCAAGGCGGGTGCCGTGGAGGGTACGGAGAACGTGGTGATAGACTACACCGGCAAGTACTGCCACGAGGCACTAAAGGAACTGGCGGAGGCCGTGGGCACGGAATGGTGGTTTGACGGCGAGACGCTGAACCTGTGCCGCTGCGAACACGGCGAGGAGGTGGCGCTGGGCTACGACAAGGGGCTGACCTCGCTGGACCGCGACACGGCCGACGGGGCGAAGTTCTACACGCGGCTGTTCCCGATAGGCAGCACGAGGAACATCGACCCTGAGAAATACGGGCACAGCCGGCTGATGCTTCCTGACGGCGCGCGGTATGTGGACGTGAACGTGGAGAAGTACGGCATCATCCACCACTACGAGCAGAGTGCCTTTGCCGGCATCTACCCGCGGCGCGTGGGCGTGGTGGGCAGCGTGCGCCACGAAGAGGTAAAGGACAAGGACGGCAAGCCCTTCACGATATACTACTTCCGGGACAACGACCTGCCCTTCGACCCGAACGACTACGAGATAGGCGGGCTGGTAAAGCGCGTGTCGTTCCAGGAGGGCAGCGAGCTTGCCGGGCTGGGTACGGACAATGACCATTACTTTGAGGTCAATTTCAACAGCGACACGAAGGAGTTTGAGATCATCACGATATGGCCCTACGATGACGACACGCAGCTGCCGGGCGGCACGCTGGTGCCGAAGGCGGGCGACAAATACATCCTGTGGAACATCCGCATGCCGGACGAGTACTACGGGCTGGCGGAGAAGGAACTGCGCAGCGCGGTGGACGAGTACAACCGCAGGCACGCCTTAGACGTGAGCCGCTACAAGGCTCCGACGGACCATGTGTGGATGGAGGACACGGGGACGGAACTGTTTATAGGCCGGCGCATACGATTAGAGAGCAAGGAATACTTCCCCGAGACGGGCTACCGGCAGAGCCGTATCACACGGATAAGCCGGAAGGTGAACCTGCCGGGGCAGATGGACCTCGAAATCAGCGATGCCCTCTCGACGGGGGCGATGGCGAAGATTGACGATGCCATCACCGACGTGAGGAATTATACGGGGACGATGGTCGGCTCCATCAACGTGCCGGATATTATCCGCAGCTGGGACACGACGAAGCCGGCGGACACGAACCTGTACAGTGCCAGAAGGACGCACAAGGAGTTCCTGAGCAAGAACAGCGAGGATGTTGCGCAGAAGCTGATAACTTTCCTTGAAGGCATCGCTGTCGGCAAGGACGGCAGGTATTACCTGAACGGCGACGGTGTGGCGCAGCTGGCAAAGCTCATGCTGGGTACATTCGTGAAAGGCTCGACAGGTGCGGGCATCTACGCTGATGCCCAGGGCAACTGGCATATCGAGGGCGACTACATCGACGTGCGCAAGAAGATAACCGCCGAGGAGGTGGAGATTATGAAGACCTCGCATATCAAAGGTAAAATCATCAACTCTCCCGGCAGCTTCACCATCTCCAAGGTGGAGAGGACGGACGGTGGGTGGCGGTGCTACTTCACGCAGAAGGACGGTGATGGACGCATGGTCAGCAACACGATGGCCGTGGATGACCTTGCCTACTGCGAGACTTTCAACCTCGTGAACAAGGAGGGGAAGCTGAGTAACCACTACTGGCACCGCCGCGTGTCCGGGCTGGGCACCGACTACGTGGACATCTGTGACAACACCGATGCTGACGACTATGCCTCGGGCAGCGATGAGCCACAGGTGGGCGACGAGGTGTCAACCCTTGGCAACAGGGCCAATCCCGACCGCCAGCACGCCATCATCCAGTCGGCAGCGGGTACGGGAAGTCCTTACTACCAGATGTACGTGGGCATTGACTCCTTCTCCCTTCCCAAGCCCAAGATACAGATGAGCCCTACCGAGGGCTCATGGTGGATGGTAACTGATGATAACGGCAACGAGCTGACCATGGAAGAGTACCTTTCATCATTGAAATCACAGATAAAGGCCGTACAGGAGCAGAACGACAAGCAAATCGTAATCTGGTTTGGCGATGCCGTCCCGACATTGGATACCGCACCCTCAGCCGACTGGCAGGACGAGTTTACCCGAAAGGATCACCTGCACGATATCTATTACAACAAGAGCTATGCCAAGACAGGCGGCGGACGTGCCTACTCCTTCGAGCAGACAGCCGACGGAAACGGTTACGAATGGCGAGAGATAACCGATGGCGATGTGCTGAAATCGCTGGAAGCCGCCAACCGCGCCCAGGACACCGCTGACGGTAAGCGCAGGGTGTTCGTGGCCCAGCCGACACGCGAGCAGGAATATGACATCGGAGACCTGTGGGTCAATGCCACCTACAAGGACGACACGGTGGACTACAGCAACGATGCGCTGCGCGCCATAGTGACCAAGAAAAAAGGCAGGGACTTCAGCATTGCCGACTGGAAGCCCGTGCAGCAATACACAACGAAGCCTCTCTCCGTGATGGAGCAGCTGGCTGACAAGACGGTGCAAGCCATCGCCGGTAACGAGGAGACGCTGGAGCGGCTGCTGAACGCTGTAGCCTCCGGACAGGAAGGCTCGCTGCTGACCATGCAGGGGCGATACAATACTGTCATCTCCTCCCTGACGGGCACCACTGACCTGCTGCACAGTGCGATATGGGACGACGAGGGTAACCTGACCGGATATAAGAATGTAGGGCTGTTACGCTCCGTAGCAGAAGAGGATGGCTCGCTGACGCTCTTCTCTGACTGGTATGACGCAGAGGGTGAGAGAAAAAAGTCAGCCGGAATAAAACTGACGGCAAGCCAGGACGGCAGCTCGCTGCTCTTCGACGCGGACCACATCAACTTCCTTGGCAAGACGGTCATCAACGACAAATTCACGGTGGATACGGACGGAAACGTTACCATGGACGGCTTTACGGCCACCAATGCCAACATCACGGGTACAATCAATGCCCATGAAGGGAAGATCGCCGGATTCAGGATTTCCGACAACGGGCTGACCAATACCCCATTTCAGAACGATGCCTATATCATATTTCGAAATGATTACCATAAGTGCTTTGCCGGTATCGGTGGCAATGTGCTTCCGGCGACAACCGGCGCACGTGCCGTTGCCAGATTCGAGAACGAGGACGAGGCAGACCAATGGGGACTCGGCTACAATGTGGCCATGGTCGTATCGGCAAAGGGTGCCCATGTCGGCGATGAATATACTGGTAACTGCGCAATAGACATACTTGGTGGCTATGTCGCCGGTTTCGGCATCAAGCCCAAGGTGATAGGTCTGACAACGACCACATCAGACGCAAACCTGGGCAAGTTGTCTGTGACACTTCAAAAAAGCGTAGGAGCCGTATGGGCAAGTACACAGTATTACTATGAGCATACGGTAAACGGACAGACCGTTAAAGACACTAAGACACGAGACGTGGAAATTACTCTACCCAGCATGACAGAGGCTGATGAGGGCAAGATGATATGGATAAAGCGAGGCAGTAACGACAAAGGCTATCTCCTTGTAAAATCAAATACATATAGCTACAAAGAATATAATGGCAGCAGATGGGTAGAAAAGTCCGCAAAATCATACTTTTTGATTAATAATGACGAAGAGGTCGAATCCTTATTACTCAATAGCGAGGGCGATGCGATGTGCTTCGTTTTCTTCCCCACGCTGTCAGTAACAATGAACAATTATACATACTATGGATGCTGGATACAATGGAAGGCACCGAGAAATTGGTAAAACTATGAAGATTATAGAAAACAACATTCTCCCTCCAAAAGGGTACAAAGCGATAACACTACTGAACTGCATCTTTGTCCGCAGGGGTGTGAAGTTGGCTGATACTAACCTCAGACATGAGGCTATACACTGGGAACAGGAAAAAGAGCTGCTGATAGTGGGCTTTTATCTGCTTTATATAGCAGAGTTCCTGCTTGCACTGCTTTGCTTGCGCAACTGGCACAAGGCTTACAGAAGCATCACTTTTGAACGTGAGGCTTACGACTATCAGGACGCATGGTTCTATCTTGAAGCAAGAAAGCATTACACTTGGACCAGATACATCAGACATAAATCAATATAAGTAATATGAGAACTATCAATTTTAAGGAAGTGGAGATCAAGGGCATTGACGGCACGCCCAAGACGGTGGACATCGCAAGAGACATGGCCAACGTGCTGTACTACCAGACGAACAGTATCGCCGCGGTGAGCGTGGCACTGGACATCTACAAGACAGGCTGCGCCGAGCTGGACGCGGAGACGGCTGTCGCGGTGAAAGCGGTGGTGAAGCAGAACTTCACCGCAATTGTTCAGCTGGCATTAAACCCCATACTGGAGGACATCATCAATGGCAGAGCTGACGCACATACGGTTCAGAATCTGTGAGAGCGAGCTGGACGCCGGTGGTCGCTATCGGCTGGCCAAGGTGCGCATGGTGGAGGACACCACGCGTGAAGAGCTGGGCGAGCAGTATCCCAAGTATCTGCACGACCTTATCATGCACGCCCTGACGCTCACCGGAGGCGTGAAGGTGGAAGCTGGCAACCATTTTACTTATACATTCCCGTTCAAACTCGCATAGAATATGGCAAAGGATATAGACAGACTCTACATAGAGACAAAGGCCACCGGCGGACGGCTCACCGCCGAAGAGTTCAACAAAATACCCGATAAGGTGAATGAGCTCATTGACGCTCAGAACACCGAGGAGGAACGCGTCAAGAAGATCGTGGCGAAGAACCCGCCCACGCTGGGGCAGCTCTCCAACGTGAACACCGAAGCGGACAACCTACTCTCCGACACCTGCGTGCTGGTGTGGGGCGGCGACCAGTGGCTGCCCATGAAGCTTTCCGAGCTCGGCATCGGGCAAGGCGGAGGACAGCAGCAGACGATGCTCTACTACCTGCGCGCCGTGAACCAGTCGCCGTCCACCACACTCTCGGCTTCGAAGTCGGCGGGCGAGTGCCCCATAAGGTTCATGTTCATCTCACGCACCAAAGACGTGGGACAGACCGACTACTCGGACACGGGCGAATGGGGCACATATGAGATATTCGCCAAGGCGGGGGACGGAACCTTTGTGAGCAAGGCGCGCGGCCGCTGCCAGAGCAACACCGCGACCACGGTGGACGTGTTCAAACATCTTGAGTCGGGGCAGAACAGCATCATGGTCAAGATAACGGGCGAGGTGACGGGGCAGACTTCCCCTGCGCTGGTCTACTCCATCACGCTCTCGGCACTCTATCTCTCCATCTCGGAGTTCAACTGGTGGAAAGCCTACCAGGGCGACATCGTGCTGCCGTGCTATATTTCTGGCAACATCGCCAAGACGCTGCATGTCAGGGTCACCGGCGAGGGCTACCAAAAAGAGTATGAACGGCAGTTCGGAACGGCGACCTACACGTCAAGTCCGGTTGCCTATACCGTGCCGTTCACGAACAAGACAGGCGTGTTCCACCTGTCCGCATGGCTCTCCAACGAGGACGGCACGGTGCGGACAGATCCTGTGGGCTATGACTTCATGGCCGTGGCGAAAGATGAGGACGTGAAGCTCATCGTGGTGAACAACAGGGCGGAGAAGCTGCTGAACTGGTATGAAAACAAGGTGCTGGAGTACTCGGTCTATGACGGAAAGTCAGTCATGACACCGCTCGCTATCGCCATGAAGAAGGACGGCGAGGTGGTCTATGAAAGCGTGTCGGACAACACGCTGACGCAGACACGTCAGCAGTACAACCTCTCATTGGAGGTGGAGACACTCGACAACTCGGACTTCACGGCCCGCATCGGCTTCCGCACCCACCCCGACGACACGGCGAACCTGCGCGAGGCCATTGACTTCCCCGTGGACAATTCTCAGGGCTATTCGGCAACGGCGGGGGCTGTGTTCTACTTCAACGCCAAGAACCGCGCCAACAGCGACAACGACCATGCCGTGCTGAAGAACCTCATCACGGGAGAAGCGGTTGCTACCGAGTGGCGGGGCGTGACGTGGAGCCGTGACGGCTGGGTGGCAGACGAACAGGGGGTACGCACGCTGCGCCTGACAGCCGGCAGCAAGGCGGTGATAGACTACCGCCCCTTTGCCTATGAGACGGCGCAGACGGGCAAGACCATAGAGACAGACTATCAGGTGAACAACTCCTCCGACTTCGACAGCGACTGCATCACGATAGACATGCCGTACCAGGACGGTTATATCGGACTGAAAATAAAGGCGGCAAGCATCATGTTCGCCACACGCAGCGAGCATAATGCCGACGTGCAGGCCATTGATACGGACGACGGCGTGCGCATCCGTCTGGCACTGGTCATCAGCCCGAAGAAGTACACCTACGTATTCAGCGGCAACACCTACTATCTGAACCTCGTCTATCTGTACATCGACGGCGTGGAGGCGCGCAAGTTCGCCTACCTCCTCACAGACTCGATGCAAACCGTGGACGGGGGCAGGATTGTCGTAGGTTCCGATGATGCCGACATCGATCTCTACTCCGTGCGTGTCTACGACAGCGCGATGGATGCCGCCAACATACACCAGGACTATATCAACGCCCTGGCCACCGTGCCGGAGAAGAGCGCGGAGAAAGCTGACAACGACATCTACGACACGCTGGGCACCGTGGTGGACTTCGAGAAAGTGAAGGGCAAGGTGAACGTCTTTACCTTTGACAAGCCGTTGCCGTCATACGAGTACGGCAAAAGCTACAAGCCCAAGGGAACGCTGGAGATATATCCCAGGGAGGGCAGCACCACGCTCAACCGTCTGACCATTACCAATATCCAGCTGGCCGGGCAGGGAACCTCGTCCATGCTCTATTATATCTGGAACTGGAAGGCAAGCGGCAAGGACGACACGGGCATCGTCTACGAGGACGGCAGCACGGCAACGAAGAAGTTTGAGCTGTACAGGCACCTGCCGAAGGTATCGAAGATAACGGCAAAGAAGAACATCGCCTCGTCGATGCAGTATCACAAGCTGGGAAGCGTGAACGCCTACACCGACCTCTGGAAAGCCGTGGGGCTGACCAACGAAGGCATAGAGCAGGACAGCAAGGCGCGCGTCTCCATCTATCAGGAGACCTTCGTGGGCTTTGAGAAGGTGACGGCCGAGGACGGCTCTGTCAGCTACAGATTCCTCGGGCTCTACACCATCGGCCCGGACAAGGGCGACAGCAGGACGTTCGGCTATGATACCGACCGGTTCCCCGACCTGTTGGCATTGGAAGGCTCGGACAACTCGCCGCGCATCACGCTCTTTCAGGTGCCGTGGGACAAACGGCGCATACGCTACAACACCGAAGAGGAAGCATATCAGTACCAGGTAAGCGAGCTGTCATGGGAGAACTGCCTGGACCTCGGATATGCCGACCTGCCGGAGGATGACGGCTCAACGACCGTGGACGAGACACGGCAAAGGGCGGAGCAGCTCATTGAGAGCTATGTGCCCGCCTACAACATCGTCTACCAGTGCAGCACCTTCATCGCACCCTTCGACGGTACGCTCGATGAGCTGAACGCAAATCCGAAAAGCACGAATATCGAGTATTGGATCGCGACGGAGGGCGACCCCAACCGCTTCAATCTCTACTATTATGACACGCTCTACCGCAGGTTCTGCCCCTCCACGCTCGACAGCGGGGCTACGACGGTTAATCTGAAGAGGCAGCTGGTCGGAGACAGGTACGGACTGACAGACAGCATATTCAATGCCACGACCGACATGGATGCGCTCAATGAGCTGTTCAAGAAGGCTCGGATTCAGAAGCTGCGGGCAGAGCAGTCCCAATATTGGGACATCAATGATGCCCTGTACCATGCGTTGTTCTGCGAGACGGTGGCGGCCACCGACAACGCAGCGAAGAACACCTATCCTTATAATTTTAATTCATAATTCACAATTCATAGTATGGCAAGTTTATGGAAATGGAGGGCGGATGACCTCGACACGATATTCAAGGTAATCAACCAGGGCTTGATGAAGAAGCCCTATTGGGTGGAGTATCACGATGTGTATGACGACGGCACGCCCGTATGGAACGGCGAGAAGTCTGTGTTCTGGAACATGCTGGAGCAGGCTTATCCGGAGGAGTGGAGACAGATGATGCGCCGCATGATGTCGAAGATGGAGGAACTTGGCGGTCTTCAGAAAGGCACGCACCAGGAGAAGCTGATGGCTTTCTTCGACAAGTATTACTTCCAGGTCATCGGTGACTTCTCCTCCATGCTGTACAATGAGGACGGCAAGAACTACGAGCAGATGAAGCTCGCTATGCTGCAGGGACGTTATGCCAACGACACCGACCCGCTGGGTCAGAGTCTGGGCAACGCCTCGTCGCCGGAGCGGGCATGGGTGAAGAAGCGCATACAATATATGATGAGCAAGTACAGCTTCGGCGACTACGATGCCACTACTGCCGACGGGTCTATCACCGTGCGTACCTCTGCGCAGGCGGACGGCAGCTCCAATTCCATCGTGCTGCGCCTCACGCCGGCTCTGAAACTCTATCCGACCATCGGCTATGGCACCACGGCCATACGTGGCGCAAGGACGGACGCGGGCAAGCCCTGCGAGATAACCGTTGACATCAACGGCACCAGCGACCAGCAGCTCTCCATCAAGTCGGCGGACTGGCTCCTGGACATAGGCGACTGGAGCGGCTATGTCATCAACGGCGCGCTGTCTGTCATCGGCAAGCGGCTCAAACGGCTCAAGCTCGGCGACGCGGATGCCTCAAAGGTAAAAATTCTCATCTCATCGCTCACATTAGGCAACACGGTATCGCTCACGGAGATTGACGTACAGAACATCGCCACGCTCGGTGGCTCGCTTGACCTGCGGAATAACTACCGCCTGCGCTCGTTTCTTGGCAAGGGCACAAAGCTCACGGAGGCGCACTTTGCCGATGGCGGAGCGTTGGAGAAGGTGGAGTACCCTGAGACCGCAAGCTATATCGAGCTGAAGAACCTCGACAACCTGACGAATGACAACTGTGACATCAGAGACTGCAAGGGAAACGTAATGAGCTACTTTGTTGCAGGGTGCGACCAGTTGCAACCGATAAAGAAGCTCACGGAGATACTCGACGCGCAGCAGGGACAGCCAAACCACGCCCTGCGCTATGTGCGATGCGTGGGCTTTAACGAGACCTTCAGCGACGGCACGATGTTTGACAAACTGGTAAGGCTTGTGGACGGCACTTACCAGGGAATAGATGCCGAGGGACAGTACGGCAACGACCAGTACCCTGTGCTCGACGGCACCATCAACCTCACCACCGGTGCCTATCGTGACTCATACGATGCACTGATGGTACACTACCCAAAGCTGAAGCTCAACATCGCAAAATGGTGGATTCGCTTTGAGGATCCGGAGGTGAAGCGTATTTGCGTGGAAAACTGGGATAAGGACGGTGACGGCGAGCTTTCCACGGAAGAAGCTGCAACGGTTAGTTCCATCGGGACTGCATTCAAGGACTTGACACTTTCCTCCTTTTCCGAGCTGGCATATTTCAAGGGACTGACCAGGATAGACAACGACTGTTTTATGAGTGTCACAATAAATGGAAAAGTGATAGTCCCGGAAGGCGTAAAAACTTTGGGAAGGGCTGTTTTCATGTACGCACATGTCAATGTCATAGACCTTCCGTCAACATTAATGTACATCGAGGAACGGTGCTTCCAGGAGATTAGTTGTGCCAGCTTGGTCGTCAGAGCATCCAACCCTCCCGTACTGTACGGCTACCGCGAGTTTATGTTCGCATCCATAAAGGATGTTTACGTGCCGGACACCAGCATCGGATTGTACAAAAATGCACAGGATGCCGGTGGATACTGGAAGAACATGAACTACAAACCTCTTAGTGAATATACGCTTAAATGA